TTGAGCTTACAGGGTCTGGTGATAACCCAACAATGCTTGATGTTGTGAATGACACAAGTAATTGGTTTATGGAGTATAAGACTGCAAGAGATTTTAATAACTATTATTTAAATACAACTCCTGCGCAAGGTGCTCCAAAGTACTACTCGTTCAATGGCCTAGATTCTAATGGCGATACGATTGTTGAGGTATTCCCTCCACCAGACGGTGTGTATAACATTCGTTTCAACTTAGTGGATCGTCGTCCAGAGATGAGTGCTAACAATGATGAGTTATTAATTCCTTCAAGACCTGTTGAGTTGCTTGCGTATGCTAAGGCTGTTGAAGAACGTGGCGAAGATGGAGGTATTTCTCCTGTGTCTGCCTATGCTGTTGCACAACGTGCATTGAATGATGCCATCTCTTACGATGCCGCTAAACATCCTGAAGAGTTAATCTGGTATACGACATGAGCAAGCCCTTAGTTTCAGCCTCTGTTGCCGCACCCGGTTTTTTTGGACTCAACAGCCAACAGTCTTCAGTGACCCTTGAGGACGGATATGCTTCTGAGGCAACTAATTGTATTATTGACAAGTATGGTCGTTTAGGTGCTCGTAAGGGTTGGGTTGAGCGAGCAACTGTAGAAACAAGTACATTTGAAGACGGGTGGATTGGTGAGATTGGCCCAAGGATTGTTAATTTAACGGAAGTTGTTTCATCTGGTACACTTACCCGAACCATTACTTTTGGCTCTCCACATCCTTATGCAAGTGGATCAACAGTATATATTGATTATTATGAGGTTGCGAGTTCTCCACCTTTTTCAATAACTTTAACTTATCAGGGTAATAATTTAAACGATCAAGCATGGACGGTTACTTCTGATACCGTATTAACATTTACTACCGCTACTTCTGATTCAGATAGAACACGAGTTTATCCAATAATTACAAGCGTTATTGTTGATACAGATCAATTTAATACAGAGCCAGAAGCTACTTTTGTTACGGATTTTGCCCCTTTAAAATCAATCCATCGTTTTGTTAATATTGCAGGTACAGAAACAATTATAACAAATAATGAATATGGATTTTACAGTGGGATTGCAGGAACCCTTACTAATTTAGTTTTAAACTCAGCAACAAATACAACAGTTCCTACAAACGTACAATCCGTAACACTTAACGATAAGGCTTACTTTTTTCAAGAGAGTTTTACGCCTTTAGTTTATGATGGTTCCACAGAAGAGATAACAGACGTATCTGATAGTAACTGTCCTAAAGCCAACACTGTACTGTCAGCATATGGACGCTTGTGGGCCGCAAGAACTACAACAGATAAGATGACAGTCTACTGGTCTGACCTGTTAGATGGTGAAAACTGGTCTACAGGTTCTGCGGGTTCTATTGACTTAACGGCTATCATGGTGCAAGGCACTGATGAGATTGTTGGCTTAGGTGCTCAGAATGGTAGACTCATTGTATTTACAAAACGTTCTATTGTTATCTTTGCTGATAGCACAGGTGGCTCATCTCTTGATCCTGCAACACTTGTACTTGTTGAAGTAATTAATCGAGTTGGATGTGTTGCAAGAGACAGTATTCAAAACACAGGTACAGATATTATCTTTTTATCTGAAGATGGCCTGCGTTCTCTTGGACGAGTCATTCAAGAAAAGTCTCAGCCAATGCGTGACTTGTCAGCAAATATCAGAGATGAGTTAGTACAGGCCGTACAAGGACAAAATTTAGACGATATTAAATCTGTATACTCTGAAGACAATGCATTTTATTTATTACTGTTACCTCAGTACAATCGCATTTATTGTTTTGATACAAGAGCACCTTTACCTAACGGAGCATTAAGAGTTACTGTATGGAATAATCAAGAACACACAAATATATTGTCTTTACCTAACGATATTTATTTTACTAATTCAAATGGATTATGCCAATATTCTGGATATTTAGATAATACAGATACATATCGGATGATTTACTTTACAAATTATTTTGATCTTGGGTTACCGACGCAAACCAAGCTATTAAAGAAATTAAAACTAACAGTGATTGGTCTAGTCAATCAAGATTTTATTATCAAAAATTCATTTGATTATATTGACTCCTATCGTTCACAAGTAGCCCAATTAACTGGGACAACCGGAGCAGAATACGGAACAGCAGAATATAATATTGCTGAGTATTCAGTAGGCACTGTATCAGAACCAGTAAGTGCTTCTATGGGTGGGTCAGGTTCAGTAATGCAAGTAGGTTTTGAAACAGATGTCAATGGCTCTGAGTTTTCAATCCAAAAAATAGATATATATGCAAAACAAGGTAGGGTTATTTAATGACTGACTATACAAAACTCACTGACTTTGCCAGTAAAGACGCTTTAGAAACTGGTAACGCACTGAAGAAAGTTAAAGGTGCGGAAATTGATGCGGAGTTTGTTGCTATTCAAGCGGCGGTTAACAGCAAAATAAACGAAGTTGGTGGAACATTTACTGGGATAATTCGTGGACCGACACCACCCTCTAATGATAGTTCAACTCAGTTAGCTACAACTGCTTATGTCCAAACAGAGATTGGTCAGTTAGGTGGCACAGGATTAAGTGTATCAAGTGGTGTCTTGAGTCTTGACGACACAGCAGTGACAGCAGGAAGCTACGGATCGGCGACAGAAATCCCTGCAATTACTGTAGATGCTAAAGGACGGATTACAGCGGCATCTACCAATGCAATTGATACCAACCCTACATCTTATAACTTTGCAGTGACTGATGATTCAACAGCAACTCGTGATATTTACCTTACTGCGGGTGATTGGCAGATTATTGTAACGTATGTTGCATCAGGATACGAGTCTGGTAACCATGACTTTGACACAACTAGAGACGTTACTTTAAACGGCACAACTGTAACCACTACCATTACATTTACTAGAACAGGTGGTGCAGGGTTTGGGCGAGAGATTAACGGTTCTGATATCGCAGTAGGTACAACAACGGTAGCAACTGCGGGTACATTTACGCTATCTATAGGTGCTCCTGCTAATGTTGGACATACGTTATCATTTGGCTGTAAAGTTACCGTTGAAAAACTGAGTTAATGATTAAGACACCAGTAGCAATACAGCCTGCGTACACGATTTACTTTGAACGATTTGCAGATAGAACTTGGACACACGCTGACGTATACAAGTGGACTCCAAGCATCAAGAAAGAATTTAATATGGTACACGGTCTCTTGCAACAGATGCATAATGAACCGTTTTATTGTTTGACTGACAATCCTAAGTTAGAGAAATTCGTACAGTCATTGGGATATAAATATATACAAACATTGTCATGTGATGACGGAATAGATAGACCTATGTGGAGATATACAAATGGGTAGCTTAGTAGGAGGATTGTTTGGAAAGGGAGGTGTTGGTACTTCTCAAGAAGCAATCAAACGTGCTCGTGAGCTAGGACAAGAATCAGTATTCAAGCCGTACACAGTTACTACGTCTGCGGGTATGTCTCGATATACACCAGATCAGGGTTTTTCAACAACTCTTGCGGCTCCTTATCAAGATATTCTAGGTACTGCGTTAACAGGTGCAGGTAGTTTATTTGAGCAAGCGGCGGCGTTTGATCCAAGTCAACGTGGGCAAGAGATATTTCAAGAACAATCAGCATTACTACAACCTGCGTTCCAACAACAAGCTCAGCAGTTACAGCAATCTTTGTTTGGCTCTGGTCGTTTAGGTCTACGACTTGCAGGCGAATCAGCAGGCTTAGGTGCAGGCTCTGGTATGGTACAGCCTGATGCGCTAGGACTTGGACGAGCGCAACAGCAGACTCTAGCAGGTCTTGCTACTCAAGCACGAGGTCAAGCTCTCGGAGAGCAAGCACAGTTACAGCAACTTGCAGGTGGTATGTTAGGCGCAGGTATGGGCATTAGCGACATGGAACGTCTCCTTATGGCTCAAGGCGTTGATGCTGAGACTGCTCGTGCGGCGGCGGCATATGGCTCTGGTCAAATGCAGTTAGCTCCTTATCAAACGGCGGCACAAATGCAAGAAGGTCGTCGTTCTTCTAACATGGGTTTCTTTGGATCAATGCTTGGAAGCGCAATGACTGGTGGTCTTTTTTCGTAGCACCCCCGGTGAGGTTTATGGCTTAGGGGGCTATGGTGGGACAGGTGCAAACAGTGCATTTCAATTTTATCAAAACCCAACTGGATATATGGGATCATTCTGATGGCAACTAGACAACAAGTACTTTCTCTTTTTGGTGCAACGCCAGAGCAGATTCAACAAAGGCAACGGGAACAACAACAAGAGTTGCTTGCGGCTCAACGTACTCCTGAGCAAATCGCAGGAAGTGCAATTGGATTAGGACTTGCTCGTTTGTTTGGAGGTAAATCTCCAGAGATGCAAGCGGCTGAACAAATGCAACAAGCTATCGCAGGTGTTGATCCTAATGATCCTGCGGCTCTACGTGAACTTGCACAGACTGTTTCTAATTTTGCACCAGAGCGAGCGTTACAGATTGCGGCATATGCAGGTGAGCTAGAGAAGTCTCAGATGCCTGCTACGATTGATGTACCTACTATTGTTGGGTATGAGACAGAGCCTGATATTGATCCTACCACTGGACTACAGCGGTTAGACGCAAACAAAAATCCTATGTTTAAACGTAATCCTGTCTATCGTAATGTACCATTTGAGCGTACACCAGATGGATTAAAATCTTTAGTACCGGGTTACTCTTTACCAACTGGAGCGTCTGCGGTAGTAAAAGATGACTTGGATACTCCTGCGGCTCCCGTATCTCAGGATACCGTAATTGACTTAGGCGATGGTGTAGGCTTAGTACGTCCGGGTAGTATTGAAGAAGCTCGTGCGGGCGGTCAAGCTCAACCATCTGCACAACCTTCTATGCAACCTAGTGTTGCACCTGAAATGGCTGAGCGTATGGGCATGCAGTCTGGAGAATCACGCGGAGCAAGAACTGGAGAGACTGGTGTTGGTGTACGTATGCCT